TTATCCCTTTGTTAAGTGCTGTTTGTAAGATTGTATTTGTTTGGTTGAGCAAGTCTTGAACTCTTTTATCCTTGAGCATATCAGCAGAGAAAGCCTTGGAGTCATATATGTATTGTACTACTGTGTCAAACAAAGAGTGGTCAAAATGAAGATTGTCTTCTGCGACTAATTTTATAATGCTACTTTCTTTATATAAAGAGGCAAGTGCTTTGTGTAGCCCCGCAAAATGTTCGGGGCTTAGGCGAAAAAATCTTCTTGTTGTTTCTTACCTATTATTGGTATGTTATATTTATCAATGAAATACTCTGGTTGAATTTCAAATCCTGCATTGATAAGCATCTGTTCAATATTCTGCATCTCTTGTGGGGTATAATCTACGGCATCGTCCCAATCAAAACGATAGTTCTCCACAGCAAAACCGTGCTTAATCATAAGAGGAATAAGTTTGTCGTTAATGACATCTCGCAAAAAGTCAGCATCTTTCTCTACAACATTTTCAAATACCTCTAAATGTACCTGACTCTGAGAGAGTGAAGAGCCTGAATCAATGGTCATTGTTTGATTTAATATGCCTTTGCTCATTTCTGAATTGGCTCTGTCAATACGTTTATCATAGACATTGAAGGCATCACCACGTGTAGTTTCTAAAAACTCCACTTCTGTACCTTCTGGGAAAACACCCCAAGACATAGCTCCCATTTTTACCAACATATCCTCTATCTTGTCTTGCTGTGCTTGGTCGCGAGATGTTGTCTTAGCTATTCTTACAGGAGCACCGAATATTTCCCCAAATCCGTCCCAAAAAGAAAGCATATGCCGCTTGCTTATTGCTTGTGGAGCACATTTGAGCAATAGCCCCAAATCGTATAGGTTCCCTGCTTCAATACACCACATAGCAAGGTCTGTATCACGATATTTTATACCTTGTGAAGGGTTGTCATTCACATCTTTAATAATAACACCATATTCAGGTACCACATGCTTACGTGGCACTAATGTTGCAGAGGCGAATTTATCCCCTATCTTGTCTCCTAACTCAATCAATGAGTGTCCCCAATAACGAGAGTCTAAGACTAAATTCATAAAGTCTTTGAACCACTCTTTCTCAAATAGCTCAGAGATATTACGGTCTTCTTTTCCATCTTTACCTACAAGACGAAAAGCCTTTTTTAGTACCATATTCTTCCTTTGCTCCACAGCACCACTAAGATGCAGGTCTATCATTGTGTCTGTATAAATATCGTAAAGCTCACACCTATTAGGGTGGCAAACGTCTATAGCTCTTTGCCAAGCCCTTCGCCAAGAAGAAATATCTTTCTTTGTTAAATAATCTGTTCTCATTGCTAAGGAGAGCATTGTTTGTTTAACTGTATCTCTGCTAATCACATTCTTTGAAAGAAAAGCATCACTTTGCTTTCGTGTAAAGATTTTTTTGATGTCCATAATCTAATATTCATAAATGTTCTTATCCCAAGAGCCATTCCTTATAGGTAAGATGTCTTCACCTTTGTTATCTTTAAGGCAAGGCAAATCAGGTGAAGCCTTAGCGGCTTGCACACTCTCTAACCATTCAATGGCTCTTTTGTATCTTATTTCTCTTATTTCAAATCCTATACGCTTTGGTAGCCAAGCAATAAGGTGATATAAGGCTACATCGCAACATATCATTACGATTTGACTATTGCGGTTTTCTCCACTTTGAGAGAATACCTCTGTAACATTATAGCGACTGCGAAGATAAGAGCTAATCTCTTCTATTGCATAAAGCTCTGCAGTAGTCAGGTTATTCTCATCAGCTTGGTCAATTACTGAAAGCGTATTACTGTCGCACACGGAATTAAAATCTTCTTTAATTAAAAACTTCATATTGTGGTGTATATGGCAATTCGTTCAAGGTCAGTAATGCCTATACCTTTGCGGAATTTGCGAGTTGATACTAAAAATTTTAAGTCTTGCTTTACCTTATGTTGATAAATAGCGTTTTTAATAATTCGTATTACCATATTGTATTAGATTTTATGCGACCTATTCGTGCAGGGAACTCTCCTAAACGAGTATTCTTTTGTAAGATATAAATCGCTCCTTCATCAGCATCAGGGGCATCATCATGAGAATGCATACCTTTCTCAAAGGAAAGTGTTTGCTCCATGCCAGTCAGTGTGTCTCTGTCTTTCATCATATTTTCATTATAATAGACAAAGCCCCTCTCCCACAGAGGAGAGATAGCTTCTATTCGTTGAAACTTGTCTGGTTTCTTACGTTTGTCGCCATGTATAGGTAATTGATAGCCTCTTAGGTTGCCCTCTGTAGTAAATTCGTCAAGAATAGTATCTTGCAAGAAATTAGCTTCTATATAGTATTGACATATTGCATTAGCCTGTGTCATCTTCTCGTGCATGTCGTAGAACCAACGTATCATTTCGCTTAGGGAACATTGACGTACGAAGGCAAATAGTTGATGAAGCTCTGTGCCAACCTTCCCCCATACTTTAATAGCTTTATAATCGTTCTTTGAAGACCCTTTAAACGATGGGTCGCAATAAGCAACTATCTGGTCATATCTATGCAAGGCAAGTGGCTTCTTCCACTGTATCCAATCGCTTCTAAAGACAGCACCTTCTGTTATAGGATTATTCATCATCTCTTTTTGAAAAGACCTATAGCCCATGAATGCCTCCATAGCTTGCACCTCTTCCTTTGTCCATTTCTCTGCCCAAGAGACATTGCCAATGTTGTCATAGACATTGACCTTAGAGAAAAAAATGCCAGCAGTTTGAGATAAATTGTAAAGCACGCTATTGCGAGATATAAGATTGCCAACCATTATAAACCTGCCACGACCACCGTCTAATGCACCAAAAAGGGCTTCTTTCACCCAATCAGTCATCTTACGTATGCGGTTATCATTGAGACATAGTTCATCATCATCTAAGTCATCAATCACTATGTAGTCGGGACGATTATTGCGGTAACGTAAGCCACGAGGACTTTGCCCCCTTCCACGAGCGAAGAAAGCACAACCATCTTGTGTTACAAATTCTCCGTCTGTCCAATATCCAATGGAATATTGCTCACCATAGTCAGCTATATATCTTTGATTGTATTGTAGCTCTGCTTGTATATCAGCCAGCAGTGTGTTGGCATTCTCTTGACTTTTGCCGACGAGAACCATAACATTAAGTTCTCTATGTTTTTGAGCTTTTAACCACATTGGAATAAATATGTCCATGTGTGTGCTTTTGGCGTGTCCGCGTGCCCATTCAAATACAGCTTTAATGTTAGGAGATGAAATAATCTTCTTGGCTGCCTTAATATGGAATGGTGCAGAAGAAATCTTTATGCCAGTCTTATTATTGGTACAATAATGTGGAAAGTAATAATCTACAAAGTCGGAGTAATTTTTCAAAAGATGATTTATTCGCTTCTGTTTATTTTCTGGGGTCTCTATACAATGCAATACAGTTTGAGACTGTACAACATTGCACCATTCTTTCCACTCTGTATAATTTTTAGGATGCATCTTTCTTTATTTATCTTTTGCACCTATAACCTCCGAAATGTATAGGTCTTGATATTTATTGATAGCCTTCAGTAAGGCTATCAGTTCCGTGTCAAAAGAAGCACGGTATTGTAACCATTTTCCAAATGCCATAAACACCTCAATAGCATCTACAACACTGGCTTTCTTGTCCAACTTCTCTATTGTTGCAGATAGTTTGCTGAGTTTGTCTCCCAAGCCTGCAATCAATGTGGGGTCATCACTTTCGTTGACACTTTCTATTAGCTTGTCTATAGTAAAAAGCAGTTTATTTACAAGTTCTGTACGAGTAATACTACTTGCTGCTCTTTTTTCATTCCACTTACCGTCGTTAACCCATTTATTCATAGTCTGTTTAGAGACCTTTATTATTTCAGATATTTCTTTTTGGGTTTTACCTTGCAAGAAATACAGCCTTGCAAGTTCTTTTGTCTTTTCGTCAATCTTCGCCATTTCTTTCTATTTTGGGGCAAAAATACTCTCTGTTTGTCTATTGATATAATTTTAGTCCAAGGGTT